ACAGTAATAACTGGGCGCGATGTAACCTTTACACTCGATAGCGCTAGCTACGACGCCCAAGCAACAAGCGCAGTCTTATCCTGCGACACAATTATCGAGACCTATCAGACCCTTGATGGTCGCGCTTATAAGTCCGTTGATAAGCAATGGACATTTACAATTGAACTGCTGCAAGATTGGGGAGTTGCAAGCTCTTTATTTGAGGGAATGTGGGCTGATGCTGAAACAAACCCTAACACCACACTAGCAGTTTCATTTACTGCCGTAACTGGCGCAGTATTTACTTTTAATGTATTGCCAATCTTTCCTACTGCTGGTGGAGCTGCTCCAGGAGCGCTTACCGACACTTGGACGATGACAGTCGTTGGAACACCAACGGAGAACTTTGCCTAATAGATCGGAGCATCGGGAGCTATGAAAATTTCAATTACAATTAAATATAACTCGGGCGAGTCAGCAACTTATCAGGCTGGCTTGCCAGAGTGGGCTAAGTGGGAACGCAAAACAGGCAAGTCGATTTATTCAATGAAGGATATATCGGCGTACCAGCAAGCGGACTTCTTAGATCTTGCTTACTTTGCCTATAAGCGCGAAGCAGCAGGAAAGCCAACTAAGTCTCAGGAGATTTGGGAGCTAACAGTCGAAGAGATGACGATTGGAGATGAAAGCCCAAAAGTTACGAGTCCGGAAGCATCAACCGACTAATAGTCGAGATTGCAATAGCAACTGGAATCCCGATGACTTACTGGACTGATATAGATCAAGTCTTAACGGCAATAGAGATATTAAAGGAGCGTAGCGGTGGCAGATGAGTTACCAATCAGCTATGACAAACGCGAACTCCGCTCAATCATTACCGCGTTTAAAGCGATGGATGATGAAGCCGTTAGCCAAGCTAAATCAGAATCTAGCGCATTGGCTACTTATGCAGCCAACGAGATTAAAGCGTATGGACTTACCAGAACCTTTGGCCAAGAAGCCGTCCGCAGAATCACCACAGGCGTTAAAGTATCGGCCAGTTCCAAAATTGGAGAGTTCTCTTACGGCTTTGCAAGTCAGCGCTTTTCTGGTGGCGGTAGCACACAAAAACTCTGGGCGGGTTATGAATTTGGAAGTAATCGCTTGCGTCAGTTCCCCAGAAGAACACCCAGCAAAGGTAAGGGAAACGCTGGCTACTTTATCTACCCAACCCTTCGTAAGATTCAGCCTGAATTGATTAAAAAATGGCAAGAAGCATTTTCCAAGATATTGAAAGAGTGGGATAAGTAATGGCTGGCAGTAGAACACTTAAACTTTCGATTCTTGCTGATGTTGCTGACCTCAAGAAAAATCTTGATACTGGCTCTAAAGAGGTTGAAGGCTTTGGCGGTAAGTTAGAAAAGTTTGGCAAAGTCGCAGCAGCCGCCTTTGCAGCAGCAGCGGCAGCAGCAGCGGCTTATGCAGTCAAGTTAGCCGTTGATGGCGTTAAAGCAGCTATTGAAGATGAAGCTGCCCAGCTTCGTTTAGCCAATGCACTTAAGAATGTTACTGGCGCAACTCAAGCCCAGATTTCAGCAGTTGAAGAGCAGATTCTCAAAACCTCTTTGGCTACTGGCGTTGCTGATGACCAATTGCGTCCAGCGCTTCAGCGCCTAGCAACTGCCACAGGATCAGTAACTGAGTCCCAAGATTTATTAAACCTAGCCTTGGATATTTCAGCTGCTACTGGTAAAAGTGTAGAGGCAGTATCTAATGCTTTAGGTAAAGCCTATGAAGGCAATACAGGCTCTCTAACCCGATTAGGCGTTGGCTTATCAGCTGCCGAAATAAAAACCCTTGGATTAGAAGGCACAGTAAAGCAATTAGCCGAAACCTTTGGTGGAGCAGCTACAGTTCAAGCCAATACTTTTGAAGGTCAAATAGCAAGACTTAAAGTCGGTTTTGACGAAGCGAAGGAATCGGTAGGAGCTGCTTTATTGCCTACTCTACAAAGGTTATTAGATTATTTTATTAACACAGTAATTCCTAAGTTTATTGAATTTAAAGATGCAGCACTTAAGCCAGTTACCGATGCTATTGCTAGAAATAAGGATTCTCTAACTATCCTCTATAACTTTATCAAAGACTTTGTAGTTCCAGTATTGATTAACAATCTTGGCGCAGCGCTTAGCTTCATTGGCAAGGTTGCTGGTGGCGTTCTTGATGTAATTGGCTTCGTAGTTAATGGAATAAAGAGCGCAGTCAATTTTGCCATTGATGCAATAAATGTCCTTATCCGGGCTTACAATGCCGTTCCACTTCTTCCTAATGTCGCTACTATTTCCAAGCCTTCATTCTCAGCGCCTAGCACTCCGAGCAGTTCGAGCCTTCCAAAGATTGCAACTGCGCCGAGCCCTAGTCTGCCACCTGCTCCTAAGCCATCGACTACTCCAAGCGTTCCATCAGGATCAGCAGTTAGCGCTCCTTCAACGCTAGTGCCAAGCGGCAACGCTATTCCATCTGGATTTGATGTTGCAGCTGCTAGACGCGGAGAAGAACGCGGAAATATTATAGTCAATGTCAATGCACCATCCGCAATAGATGAAGAAGGATTTACTAGAGCCGTAGTCTTAGCGTTAAACACTAGCAACGCTCGCAACGGCGGCGGTGGCGCAATCCTTGGCGGCCTAGTAGCGCAATGACCCTCTGGAATCCAGTTTATAGAGTTAAGGTTGATGGCGTTACAGTTACTAGCGCAACCCTTAGCGGCTTGACTATTACTTCTGGTCGCACCGATATTTATCAACAGCCTATTGCTGGCTATTGCAATCTAAGTCTTATAGAGACAGCTGAAGCCTCAGTTCCTTATGAAGTAAATGATGCAGTAACAATAGAAGTCCAAGATTCTACTGGCGCTTATGTCAATCTTTTTGGCGGCTTTATTACTGACTTAGGCATTACAGTCCAGACTTCAGGATCAACAGCTACGAGCCAGCAGATTAGAATCGTTGCAGTAGGAGCTCTAGCGCGACTTGCTAGGGCAGTTTATACTGGCAACTTTGCCCATCAATTTGATGGAGACCGAATTGATGAATTGCTTAGCGGCGTATTATTTGACCAATGGAATGAAGTGCCAGCTGCCGAGACTTGGAATGGTTATGACGCAACTACGCAATGGCAGGATGCAGAAAATAGCGGATTAGGCGAGATAGATACTCCTGGGGATTATGAGCTGCACTCTGAGACTGGCCTAAACGACACAGTTTATAATTTAGCTTCTAGGTATGCCACTAGCGGTTTGGGTTATTTATACGAGGATGCTCAGGGCCGAATTGGGTATGCCGATTCAACACACCGCAGCCAATATCTAGCAACTAACGGCTATGTTGATCTTGATGGCAATCACGCCATTGGGCCAGCTCTTTCAATAGTTAAGCGGGCTGGCGATGTCCGCAACGCAATCACAGTCGGGTATGGAACTGGCAGCGCATCGGTAGATGATGAGGATGCAGCCTCTATATCGCTTTACGGCGAATTAGCTACCACAATATCTACAACTCTCAGGCATCAACACGACGCCGAAGCTCAAGCAGCCTTCTATCTACTTATCCGCGCCTATCCTCAATTTGCCCTACGGCAGATAAGTTTCCCAATAGCCAGCGGTGAAATCGACAACTCAGACCGAGATAACCTTCTTGGCGTATTTATGGGCCAACCGTTGAATATCATCAACTTGCCAGCCAATATGGTCGGTGGAGAATTTCAAGGATTTGTCGAAGGATGGACTTGGACTGCAAGCCTTAATCAACTCAATCTAACTCTAAATGTATCGCCTTTGGCCTTTAGCCTTCAAGCGTTCAGATGGAACTCAGTCCCAGCGGCTGAGTCTTGGAACACAATTAACCCAGCTTTATACTGGCTCAACGCTACAATAGTTGCATAAGGAGAAAATATGCCAACAACAACAAACTTTGGCTGGACAACCCCAGCTGATACTGATCTAGTCAAAGATGGCGCAGCTGCCATTAGAACCCTCGGCAATGGGGTAGATACCTCATTTCTTGATTTAAAGGGGGGAACTAGCGGTCAGATACTTGCAAAGAATTCCAATACAGATTTAGATTTTGTTTGGGTTGCCAATGATGTAGGCGATATAACCGCAGTTAATACGAATAGTCCTTTAACTGGTGGTGGCACTTCTGGCGCTTTAACTCTTTCTTATGATTATGCAGCGGGAAGCAAGGTAACCCTCAATGCTCAAACTGCAACTTATACAGTAGTTCTAGCAGACGCAGATCAAAAATTGGTTACTATGTCCGTTGGCTCTGCTAATGATTTTCTTATTCCAACTAATGCCAGCGTTGCTTTTGCAGTTGGCACAGTCATCAATGTTATTCAAATTGGTGCAGGTCAGACCACAATCAAAGCAGTTACTTCAGGCACTACTACAATCTCATCAACTGGAGCGTCTGCAATTGCTCCTAAATTGAGAGCGCAATATTCAGCCGCTTCTTGTATCAAGGTCGCAACCGACACTTGGTATGTTATAGGAGATATTGCTTAATGACTTTACTCGGGATTATTGCCTCACAAAATTATCCGCGCGGTTTATCAGTTGATTATTTAGTAGTTGCTGGTGGCGGTGGCTCATCAGAACTTGGCGGTGGTGGCGGAGCCGGTGGCTTGCGTTCTACTGTAAATAATACTGGTGGCGGTGGCGCTCTTGAATCCCCACTAAATGTTTCTTTCAGCACCAATTACACCGTTACTGTTGGCGGAGGCGGTGCAGGTGGTCAAAATGTAACTGGAACCAGTGGCGGTAATTCAGTTTTTGCAACCATTACTTCTACTGGTGGAGGTGGTGGTGGCCGTTATGACCAAAATGGTTTAAGTGGAGGTTCTGGTGGCGGCGCTGGTCGCGGTGCTTCAACAACTGGTGGTGCTGCTTCTCCATCTGGACAAGGTTTTGGCGGCGGTAGTGGTCTTGCTAACTATGGAACTGGTGGTGGCGGTGGTGCTGGTGCAGCAGGACAAAACGCACTTTCTTCACCTCCAAATAACAATGGCGGTAATGGTGGCAATGGTGTTACCTGCACTATTTCTGGTTTAAGTGGAACTTATGCTGGCGGTGGCGGCGCCGGTGGTGGCTCTAATAGTGATGCTGGAACTGGTGGAAGCGGTGGCGGTGGAAATGGTGGCGACCCAGACGGAGTTTCAGGCGCAAATGGTGGAGCTGAACTAGGTGGTGGAGGCGGCGGTGGTGCTGCTGGTGGTGGTTCTGGTGGTTCTGGTGGTTCTGGAATTGTAATTTTGCGCTACTCAGATATTTATACAATTACGATTGGGGCAGGATTAACAGGCACAGAGAGTAGCCCTAGCGGTGGATATAAGCGCGCAACATTTACTGCTGGCACAGGAAATGTGAGTTGGGTCTGATGGCACATTATGCATTTTTAGATAATAACAATGTAGTAACAGAAGTTATTAAAGGCATTGACGAAACTGAACTAATTGAAGGTTTAGACACAGAAACTTGGTATGGCAATTTTAGAGATCAAACTTGCAAGCGCACTTCATATAATGGCAATATCCGCAAGCAATATGCAGGGATTGGCTATACCTATGATGCAATCAATGATGTATTTATTGCGCCACAACCTTATCCATCTTGGTCGCTAGATGATAACTTTGATTGGCAGCCGCCAACACCTAGACCCGAAGGTGATTTTTGGTATTGGGATGAAGATTTAGGTGAGTGGGTAAATGCCTAAATTATGCGCAGCTGGTATTCAATTAAGAAATCAAATTGATGACGATTATCCTGATCGCGATAGGAAGTCTGATGGCTGGATTGCTGACGCTAGGCATCTTGCTAAAGGCAGTTCTGACCATATACCAGTCGATGGAATCGTTAGAGCTTTAGATATTGATGCTGATCTATCAGCTCACAAAGAAGAGGCTTACGCGCTAGTTGAGAAGATTCGCAAATTAGCCAAGAAGGGCGATAAGCGAATCAAATACATAATCTTTGATGGAAAGATTATGAGTCCGATATTGGGATGGAAGCGCAGAGCTTACAAGGGGGCTAACCCTCATCGGTCGCATTTCCACATTTCATTCACAACTTTGGGAGACAAAGATGGCAGTTATTTCAACCTCGAAGGAGAAGCTAATGAGCGATTTAAAGAAAATGGCAGAGAGCTGGGCAAAGACATTCCTAGCAACGGCGCTAGCGACCTATCTAGCAGTCGGCCTAGATGTCAATGCAATTGCAAATGCTGCTCTAGTGTCAGTCTTGCCTAGCATTATTAATTGGCTCAACCCCAACTATGAGCGCTACGGCAAAGTCCGGTAATGGTTGCAGCTGAGCTAGCAACCCTAGTAGCCTCAGTATTAGGATCTATCGCCTTGCTGATTGCTGGACTTCGCTACATAATTAA